ATACGAATTAGACCAAAAAACAGCAGAAAAACTTATTGTAAGAGGTCTAGCTGAAGAAGCAAAAGAAAAGAAGAAAAAGAAAAGTTTTATTAATAGAGCAATAAAAGGTTTAGATACACCAGAGGATGAATAATGCCAGTTGAAAGTGCAGCAGATCGATTAATATTCTTAGATGTAGATGATTTCGGAACTACTGCAAGCTATACTGTTCAAGGTGGTGCATCTGTTAATATTACTGGTATATTTGACAATGAGTTTATAGAGGTGGATGCAGGTGGTACTGTTGGAGTGGCAATACAGCAACCTAGATTTTTATGTAGAACTGATGATGTATCTAGCGCTACTGAGGGTGATGCAATAACAATTTTAGGAGTGGCATATACAATTAGGATTGTTCAAGATGATGGAACAGGAATGACAACTTTAGTATTAGAGAAGAATTAATGGCACACGTTAGAAAACAAATAAGAGATGCTATAATTACTGCTTTAACAGGGTTATCAACTACTGGTCTTAATGTTTTTAGATCAAGAATATATCCACTAGAAAGCAATAAAATACCCGGATTATGTGTCTTTAGTAAATCAGAAGCTACAACTTTTGACACATTAACAAGACCTAGATCAATTAATAGGGTTTTAGAAATTGGTGTTGAAGCATATGTAAAGGCGACAAGCAACTATGATAATACACTTGACACTATTGCAGTAGAAGTTGAAGAAGCTATTGCATCAGATGTTACTTTAGGAAGTCTTGCGAAAGATACTCAAGTGACATCTTTTGAAGCCGATTTTAGTGGCGAGGGTGAACAACCTGTAGCTATTGGTCGGTTTACTGTTGAGGTGATTTATAGAACCTTAGAAAATGACGTAGAAACTGCAGCTTAAAAGGAGATAAAAAATGGCAACACACGCAGGATCAGAGGGAACAGTTAAGAGTAGTGCTAATGATGTGCTACAAATACGTTCTTACAGTTTAGAAGAAACAGCAGACACTATTGAAGATACAACAATGGGTGACACTTCAAGAACATATCTATCATCATTAAAAACATTTAGTGGTTCAGTAGATGTGTTTTGGGATGAAGAAGACACAACTGGACAGGGTTCATTTACTGTTGGTTCTTCAGTTACTCTAGCAGTTTATCCAGAGGGTGATACAAGTGGTGACACTTATTATTCTGGATCAGCAATTGTGACAGGTAGAACAATCACAGGATCTTTTGATGGAATGGTTGAAGCTACTTTTACACTTCAAGGCACAGGCGCACTAACTACATCAACTGTTTAATAGGTGATTGATGTCATTAGGTGAACAAATAGCAGCTAGACGTGTAAAAGAAAAAAGAACTATTGAAATCCCAGAATGGGGAGAAGATAATGTTCCATTAATTCTTTACACGACTGCGATTACTGCAGGTGATATTAATAAGTTACAAAGAAAGCATAAAAACTTTCTTAATGATATGACTGTAGATGGAATGATTGATCTTATAATAATGAAAGCTGAAACCAAAGATGGGAATAAGGCATTTACATTAGAAGATAAACCATTTTTAATGAGAGAAGAAGTAAACATAATTGCAACCTTATCTGCAAAAATGTTTGGTGATGTTGTTTCTGTAGAGGAACAAGAAAAAAACTAAAGAGCGATTTGTTAAGGTTTAATTTATTAGCTTTAGCAGATCGCTTACATAAGACAGTTGATGAAGTTGAACATTTAACTTTATCAGATATAAATGAATGGCATGCTTATTTTAAGGTGGTAGAAGATGGCAGATCCAACAAGAATTAAAATTACTGCTCTTGATGCAACCAGAAATGCTTTCAGAAGTGTAACTAGAGGTTTAAAAGGAATTTCTAGTGCTGTATTTAGTTTGAAAACTGGTTTAGTTGGATTAGCAGGAATTGGTGGTTTTGGGTTATTAATTAAATCATCATTACAAAGCATTGACACTCTAGGAAAAACTGCAACTAAATTAGGTGTTACCACTAAAGAATTGGGTGCATTAAGGTATGCAGCAGGGTTATCTGGTGTTGAAATTCGTACTGTTGATATGGCAACCCAAAGATTTACTAGAAGATTAGCAGAAGCAGCTAATGGAACTGGTGAAGCTAAAGATGCCTTAAAAGAATTAAATTTAAATGCAGTTGAATTAAGTGAATTGCCATTGCAACAACAAATGCTAAAATTATCAGAAGCATTTGGCAAAGTTGAAAAAAGTTCCGATCAAGTTAGATTAGCATTTAAATTATTTGATAGTGAGGGTGTTTCTTTTGTTAATATTCTTAAATTGGGTTCGCAAGAATTAAGAACACTTTTTGAAGAAGCTCAAGATTTAGGAATATTATTATCTGGAACAGCAGTCAAAGGTGTTGAAGATGCTAATGATGCCTTTTTTAGATTGAAAAGTTTATTTAAAGGCATAACAGATCAGACAGTTGCAGGTTTAGCTCCTGCATTAGAAATGTTAGCTAATTTAGTTAAAGATAATATTCTTCAAAATATAAAAGATGCAAATGGTAGTGTAGAAAATTTTTCACGATTGTTAGGAGTTAAATTTTTAGAGGGTGTAAAAGCTACCATTATAGGTTTTGTTGAATTTACTAATGCATTAACTTTAATGATTACCAAAATCGGCATTGCTAAAGATATGTTTGGCAGAGATATATTTCCCGGTTTTGAAGAAATACAACCTATAACTGTAGATTTAAAGTTTTTAAATGATGCAATTGATAGCTTAAACAAGCAAAAAAGTCCATTCGATCAAGATTTTTTTATGGATGCTTCTCCAAAAATACAAGAGTTGACCAATGAAACTAAAAAAATGGATATTGCAACCAAAAACTTAGATAAAACTATTAGAGATTTAACTTTTGGTGTTGACGATTTTGCAATTAAATTTGAAAAAGCAAATAATAAAATTCAATTAATTCATTCTTTAGATCATTTTGGAAAAATAAAAGCACAGTTAGAACCATTAAAAACAGTTTTAAATGATACTGAAAAAGCATTTATTGGAGTTGCCAAAAGTGCTACCGATAGAATGGCAGATAGTTTAACTGGTTTAATTCAAGGAACTATAAGTGTTAAAGATGCTTTTAGAGATATGGCTAACTCAATTATTTCTGATTTAATTAGAATGGCAATTAGAAAATATATAACAGATCAAATATTTGGATTTGCAACAAAAGCAATATCTGGAGCATTTGGTGCATCTACTATTCAAGCTAGTAATGTTGAGGGTGGTGCAGTTATTGGAACTAGAGCGATAGGTGGCTCTGTGCAAAGGGGAAAGCCATATATGGTAGGAGAAAGAGGTGCAGAGTTATTTGTGCCTAATAGAAATGGTGCAATAATTCCTAATGGTGCAATGGGTGGTGGTGCAGGTGTTGTTGTTAATCAAACTATTAATCTAAGCACAGGAGTTGCACAAACAGTTAGAACAGAGGTTTTAGGAATGTTGCCACAAATAGCTGAAGCTGCTAAAGGTGCAGTATATGATGCTAGACGTAGAGGTGGACAATTCGGATCAGCATTTGGAGCATAAAAGATGGCTATAACATATCCATTAACATTACCTACAGTTACAGGAATACAATCAGTTAATTTTATTGTTAGAAATTCAGTTGGTGCAACACAATCACCTTTCACTTATGAACAACAAATATTTAAAAATCCCGGTCAAAGGTTTGAAGCTGATATAACCTTGCCACCTATGACTAGGGCAAGTGCTGATGTTTGGAATACATTTTTCATAAAGTTATATGGTCAATATGGAACTTTTTTATTAGGTGATCCAAATGCTGCAACACCTAGAGGAACTGCTTCTAGTTCACCGGGAACACCTGTAGTTAATGGTGCAAGTCAAACAGGGAACACTCTTAATATTGATGGAGTTCCTGTAAGTCAAACTGGTTATCTTAAAGCAGGTGATTATATTCAATTAGGAACTGGAAGTAGTGCAAGATTATATAAAGTTTTAGATGATGCAGATAGTAATGGCTCTGGTGAAGTTGAGTTAACTATTTATCCAGATTTAAGGTCATCACCATCAGATGATGCAACAGTTGTTGTTTCAAGTGCTGTTGGTTTATTTAGGTTGACTACACCAACACATAATTGGGCAATTAGTATGGATGGATTTTATTCATTATCTTTTGGAGCATCTGAAGCAATATGAGTAGGGATATAACAAGTGCAGTAAATACCATATTAGAAAGCGATAATTTATCCCCCTTTTTGGCAGTTGATTTATCTTTTGATGGAGGTAATTTTGTTTGTTGGACAGGTTATGGAAATATTAGTTTTGGTGGTACAACTTTCATTGGTGGTGGGGATTTTCTTAATGTTTCTCAAATAAGTGAAACTGCTGAAATACAAGCTAATGGAATAAATGTAACTTTATCTGGTATCCCATCAGATTTAATTTCAAGTGCATTAAATGAAACTTATCAAGGCAGACCTGCAAAACTATATTTAGGTGTTTTAGATGCTAATGGTGCAGTAGTTGCTGATCCATATCTAATCTTTAGTGGTCGAATGGACACAATGGGCATAGAAGATAGTGGTGACACAGCTAATATTAGCTTAACTGCTGAAAGTAGATTAATTGATTTGGAAAGAAGTAGAGAAAGAAGATATACATCTGAAGATCAGAAAATAGATTATCCTAATGATAAAGGTTTAGAATTTATTGCTGATTTACAAGATAAAGAAATTGTATGGGGTAGATAATGGGATTTTTTAAAAATTTTGTTAAGGCTATAACAAATCCTGCTACTTTAATAACTGTTGCTGCTGCAGTCTATTTTGCTCCGGCTACTTTGATAGCTGCTGCAGGTGGAACTTTAATGTTTGCTGCAAAAGCATATGTTATATCTGCTGCTGCTAGTGCTGCAATTCAATCGTTATCACCAAAGCCTAAACTTCCTAGTTTTTCAGATTTTGCTTCACAATCAATAAATAGAACACAAATGATAAAGCAGCCAACAGTTGCTAGAAGAATGATCTATGGTGAAACAAGGGTTTCTGGTGTTCTAGGTTTCGCAGAAAGCACAAATGATGACAAATATCTTCATTTAGTTATTCTTATGGCATCACATGAAGTTAATTCTATTGGACAAATATATATAAATGATACTGCAATTACATTAGATGGAAGTGGTAATTGTACTGCTCCGACACAATATGCAAATCTAATTAGAATAAATAAACATTTAGGTTCACCAACACAATCGGCAGATGCAGATTTAATAGCAGAAAGTGATGGTAAATGGACAAGTAACC